GATCGTCAGTCTTTAACTTACGGACAACTGCGTCGTACACGATTCTTAGGTCAGCATTTGCTTTGGCATCAATTGACTTGACTTCACGCTTGCCTAATTCACCGGCAATTGCTTGACGGAAGTCAAAGTAAACTCCAATAGATTTCCAAGTTGTGCTCTTGCGATTATCAGCCATAAACTTTTCATTACCAATAATCTTGGCAAGACCTGCTACGACTCGGTTGGTTTTAGATCCATCTGAGTCTAGGTAATCGTCATACCAAGCTGTGCGTACAAATTGTCCAGACTTTGGATCAATGATTGGATTGCCTTGGGCATCAGTTTCTCTTGATAGTTTAGTAATTACTGCTGCTTTGATAGCGGCAAGATCTTCTGCACCCTTTTGTTGAATAGAAGTTAAGCCGCGTTGAATAAGGGTAGCCTCAATAGCATCACGGAACTGGCTAAAAACAATCCATCCCTTTTCTGCTTCATTGTTCTTTTGAGCAACAATTGGATCCTGCGCAGATAAGAACTTTTCTTTTGAGTTAGGGGTAATATTATTATTATAAAGATACTGGTAAGCAGCTTGAGAAAACTTGTAGCCGTCTTTATCATTTACAATAGTTCCAATAAGTTTTGGCTCTATATTGGCAAGTTCAGTTATTAGATCTGGGTACTTTTTAATATTCTCAACAGCATTTACAGTGTAATCAACTTTACCTGGGTTCTTTGAGGTAGATGCTGTGAAGGCAAAGAACTCTGGGAAATCATTGAGAAACTTAGAGTCTGCGTCTAAACCAAATTGACGCTTGTACTCACGAGATTTTTCAATATAAAACTTATATGGGCTGTCAAAGCGTGGGGCAAATGGCAATAGCAAGTTGGCAGCAACTCGCAGATTCCAATAATCCTTAGTCATCTGCATAATCTTTTCAGGCTTGACAGGAGGGCGTCCATTGCGCTTAGCGCGTGTCTGCTCTGTAGCAAATATTAGATCGTAACTTCTGGCAAACTGTGGGTCATCTAGTTCGTTATTAGCGGCTCTTCTTTTATTAACCCAAGCTGGTAGTAGTCCTGATACTGCATCTTTTGTTGGACCGTAAGGAAGCGCCCATTTGAAAGAATCTTCTAGTGAAGGTTTGTTCTTAACAATTTCACTAATAGGAATTGCTACATAAGGACCTACTGGGAATATATCTCCGAATATGTTTGGGTTGCCCTTATTGTACAGAACATCCATTCCGCCTTGGAAAATAATATCTAATGACTGCTTTGGAATACCAAGGTTTGTAAGCGAATCCAATCCTGGAATACTGCGGAACGCCTTTGGCAGGCTTATCCAGATAACATCATTGCCGGAAGTCTGACCTTCTGGTACAAGGTTGCCATCTTGATCTGTTACTAAACTAGAACGATTAGGTGCTTGCCATACGTTGTAACCCTGGTTAACAATTGCTGGGTTAGCCACAACAAATTTTAACCAAGTCTTGTAAGAATTTTCCTGTGCTGAGAAGAATGGGCTAATAAACTTCATAGCTGTTGCTAGGTTTGTACGGCGCTCGATGTTAAACAAGATGCCTTTCATCTCACGCACGGCAACCTTATGAGAAGCAGACATAATCGCTTCTTGCTCTGCTGTAGTTAATCTACCTTCTTTTAGACCAGTAGTAACTTCAACTCTACGACGGGCTTCTTGACGGTACAATTGTACGTACAGTGGGTTTCTAGCCCAAGTATCTTCAGGCAAAGTACCCAAGAACTTGAAAGCTGTGTTAATCATATTACGTACGTTTAATTTGCCAGTATTGAATAAGGCTTCTTCTAAAACGTGGCCGTGAATAATAGGCAAAGTAGTTGGATCTGGGAAAGCGGCACGTAGATCGTTGGCAGTAATATCGCGTAATTTATCTCGCAAGCCAGATGACTCTGGTAAGTACTTGTCAAAGAATCTATTAATGTTTGTTACGTGTTCTGCTGCATCTTCAGAAGTAATGCTAAGGCGTCGGCGTAAATCACGACCTTCTGGAGACCCTATGAGCCAACCAGTAATGTCTTCGACGCTTTCGCCAGCGGCAAGTTTTTTAACAACGGCAGAGTTACCAAACTGTTGACGCAATGTTTGTGACCATTGCTCAAAGTACCCTGGATCGGTAGGGCTTACCTTGCCAAAGCCTTTTGTCTGGAGTTTACGAGCATACATATCACTGTTGCTTTCAACCATACGCTGGAAAGTGTTACCAGATGAGGCAATCTTTCTAAACATCTCACCTAATGGACCGCCAAAGGCGTCATATAGTTGATAAGTTGTACCATCGCTGGTAGTAATGTCATAAGTTCCATTGCCAATTCGGTCTTTTGGTGTAACAGTTCCGAACTTATTAATGGTTTCTGTGTAATGGTTGTAAACAGCCAACTTTTCTTCTTGAAGAAGTTTAAGGGTGTTTACTTCACCGGCTAAATCAAGATCTTCAGGGCGTAAAGATAACTTTGTTTCGGCTTCGGCAATCTTAGTTTTAAGTTCTTTAAGTTCTCTAGTAACAGCAGTAGTAGATTGCTGTACATTCTTGATAGACATACCGCTATGTACTGGTAAGTAGGTATCAATTAAGCGAGCAGGCACACGTTTAGTGTTATTAACAATGTTTTTTAGACCAGGACCAAGGTGGCGCAAAGAAGTCATAGCGCCAACAGATGCTGCGATACGAAGTTGTGAATCAACACCGTTACGAATTGTGTAACCAAGGCGCAATAGCGCTCCAGCTTTGAACAAATCCTGTACTAGATCAAGAACGCCTAATGGTCTGTCCGTTAGCGTACCCTTTAGCGCCTGAATTGCTGAAGAATTTTGCTTTAGCAAACGATCCAGTAAATCAAAGTCCATTATTGGAAGCTGGTTAGCGGTCTGAGATTCAAACTGCGGAACCTTGAGAATTTCGTCATCTAGGTCAACCATAAAGCCTCTGTCTTTAATAGACTTTAAGGCTGATGTACGGTTACCTTGATAAGTATTGTAGATCTGATCTGCTGTTTCAGCATCAATATTATATTTAGCAGCAATGGCACGAACACCAGCGCCTTCAATATTCAACATAGCCAAGCTACGTGCTTCTGGAGTAGTTGCTCCCATATAAGAATCAAGTAACGCGTTGGCTTGCTCATCTGAAAGAACATCAAGTCGTTTCATTGTGGCAGGAACGCCTGGAATAGCAGTACTTGTACGCAAGCGTTCAAGAGTTGCTACAACTTCTCGGTATGAATCAGGATCGTTAAAGTCAACTATGCCAGCAGGACGTTCATTTTGTGCCCAAGAAATCTTTTGGTACAAACGGTGAAATGGAGTTGGTTGGAATATTTCAATATCAGGAGTTCCAACAGGCTTATCATAAAATCGAGCAGAACGGGCTTTAGCAATAAAGTCTTCAACGCCTTGAGTAAGAACGCCAGTTGTGCGAGCGAGTGAACCGCCACCTTCTCCAAGACCCATCATCTTCGCAAATTCAGTATCTGCTTTAGCAAGTGCTAGGTAGTTAGCCTCAGCCTCAGCGATAACAGCAGGATTATCATTAAGGAATGGGATCATTCCAGTTCCGTCTGGTGCGGAAAACAGTTTATATTCATCTACTGCTGATAGATCAGCACGAGCCTTAGCAAGAGCGTCTTTCATATCAGCACGAACAAACGCAAGTTCATCCATAGCAGCTGGGTCACCAGTTGCTGTACGAAGTATCAGAGCAGTAGTGTCTTTGTCTTTAGATTCACCAAGTAAGTGAGCAAGTAGTCCTGGCTGATCTGATGCTCTAATCATTGGGTGATTCATTGCATAAATAGAATCATTAGCGGTGAAATCATCTATAACTTTAGTAAAACGATTTACTTCGCCGTACTGTGCTTTAGTTAAATCTTCTGCTGCTTTAGCAACAACGTCTGAGTTCTTTAATGTACCTGATGCTAGGCTGCTTGCTTTAACAGCGCCAAGGGCTTTAGCACCACCAATGGTTACATCACCAAAGATCTGAGCAAATGTGTCTATGCTTCCAGATATTGCTTTACCCCAAGCACTTTTATTAAATGCTTGTTCGCGTTCGCGTGGATCGTAGATATTAAACTTTGGGTCATAAATTGACCGGTAAGTATTTACAAGTGATTGACCATATGAAATCTCTTGAGCGCCCGTGTAGGCTTTACGCCACACATTAGGATTAAATATATCTGTTACTGGTATTCGACCACCAAGAAGATCGCCTTGTACAAGGTTAAAAGTGGTTGCTGGTTCACGAATGTATTGTTGGTTAATGTAGTTAATACGCTCAAGGGTTGGTTGAACTCCAGGAACCTTCATAATTGCTCCACCGGCTGATGCCAATGGTTTGATTATGTCTTTGCTCTCTGGTGCCCAAGCGTTTTTTAGTGTATTAGAAAAACCATTAAATTCAGCGGCATCATTCCAAGGCGCTGTACCAATATCCCAGCCAACACGAGCAACGCTACTGGCGCCGCCGAGGACTTCTCCGCCAAATTTGACCGTATTTTTAGCAATGGTCGAAGCTATATCACCAATTCGATTCCATAAACTCACTGCATATTCCATAACTCTTTGATCGCAGCGCGAGTTTCTGGTGATGTGTTAGGCAAGTCTGCTATGTAAGCAAGCACTGACTTTGATGCTTCAATCTTCATTCTAAATTCTGAGTCATCTGCTGGTTTAGACATCATTAAAGAATCAGAACCTAAACCTGCGCCCATATCAACACCATTTGTTACTGGTTCGTTAGGGCGTGAAGTTGGATCGTATAAACCTGTTACGGAACCTTGTGTCGCAGCGGCACGAACTTCGTTCGCTGGCATTGGGCGTTGGTTTGGAGTTGAAGCCAAAGGCGCACCTGACTTGATTGCGTCAGTTTGAACACCTTCACCGTATGAGGTAGAACCCATACTTAACTTATCTGTACGAACAGAGTACTTGCCAGGACCTGAAACGCCGGCTTTAGGATTCATAGGTACATCAGCCATCTGTTTCTTCTCCTAACTTTTCTAAATCTGCGGTCATATCTTCCCAAGCACGAATTGTTTTCGTCTTTTGGTTAGAATGATAAATGGATAGTTCCATTAGTTCACTGGTCATAGCCTCAAATGTCTGGGCTAGGTTGTGAATAAAACCTGTAAGTATTACTAAGAAATCAGAAGGGCGCACTGGGCGAGGAATGTCATTGCTGTCGTTACTCACCCAGTACACCTTTCCATTAAACTAATTAAGCCTTCTTGCCTTTGCGAGCTGGTCCGGCATAACCGAAGTCAACCTTACCGCCTTTGACTGATCCTGCCTTAGTGTCAACCTTTACTGGTTGTACTGGAGCTGGAGCGTGTGTTCCTTTATTCATCTTTGCACCTCCTTCGGTTATGCTGCGCCGGTGATTCCGGCTAGTAGTGACGCTATATCGGGTTTTTGACCAGCAGCAGGGGCCATACCACCTTGTGGATTTGGAGGTTGCTGCGAGGCAGGGGCGGAGGCCGCACCTGCTGCTGGAAGCATTTGTTCAGCGCCAGGCATACTTGGCATCTGTGGTGGCATCTCTGGTGCCGGTGGTGGAGCAAAAGCCTTCTCAACTACAGATTCTAGTGATAGTCCCTTTTGCCGACCTTGGATAACAGCTGCGATACGGCTGACAATCTCTGAAGGGTCTTGGCCTTGCGCTGCCAAGGCAGGAATAGCCTGAGCATACTGAGCAACAGAAACACGCAAAGCGTCACGCATTTCTTCAATGTCAACACGTTGTTCTTCTTGAGATACATTTAGGTCCATTGGGATCTCGCGGCGTACGTAATCACGAGATACAAGTTTGTCGGAACGCATTTGTAGCAAAGCAATAATGGCACGGCTTGGATCCATACCAGACATAATTCCGTAACGTACATCTACGCCATACTCGCCTTTAATATCACGAGATGGTGTGTACTTTAATACATACGGTGTGCCGTCTTCGGAACCCTTGATTACCTTTTGAATATTAGGGAATAGCTTATCATCTACTTCAAAACAGAGTCCGAGAAGATCAGAAAACATCCGAGCAAACTGTGCCTGTGCGGATTTGATTTGAGTATCAAAACCAGCTTGCAACTCTTGAACACCACGACCAGTAATAACACTCGCGTTAATGTTGCCGGAACGGGATTCTGGATAACGAGCGCCAAGGCGTAGTTCACGTTCTAGTGCTCCAGACTCTGCGAATAATCCTGGTGGTAAGTCTAGGCTAACACGACGGATGTTCTGAGGTTGAGCCGAACGCATAATAGAGTCAGGACCAAGAGCAAGTTCTTGTACATCTTGCGGAATAGCAATAGGTGCTTGGATTGATTTCTCTGCTGCTTGGATCTGAAGGATCGCAAAGCGAGCACGAGCGAGTTGAACTGAGAGTACATCATCGAACTGTCCACGAGCTTGACCATCAAGGGAAGGACGGATTGCCACTTTCGCTAAACACTTACCAATAGGATTTGGTGTACGAGCAAGAGTTAAGTTCTTACGCTCTGGTAGGAAGATTAGATCCTGGTCGGCGTCGTGGTAACGGATCATTGAGATATAAGGGCTACCTTGTTGGTAGTTGTTCTTAGCCAAGATCTGATCGGCATACTCTGGATACTGGGCAGCGAGGGACTCGCTATCAATGTTAATAACCTGAGTCAATGAGATGGTACGACCAAAGCGATCCATCTCTGGGTATACGCCCCAAGGGTTTAGTAGGCGTAGGCGTGGATTATTAGAATCGTAATCCATCTCTACTAGACCAACCATCATACCGTAGGTGTTATACCAGTCAGCTGCTTCGTACATTTGTAGTTGTAATTCTGAAAGCGAAGCGTAGAAATTAGCAATACGGGTTCTAGTATCAGCAGCTTTACGTGCTGCGTCAGAAACCATATTAGCCGCAGAACAGTTAAAAGATGGCAGTGGTGCCATTGCTTCTGCTAAGTCACGTGCTGCTACATCAATGAAGTTAGCAACAAGTGGCTTTGGGTAATCCTCTGAGAACATTGAAGGATAAACCTTGGAGAGATCTCCTTGACGCACCGAAAGCACGTCGCGCATACGTTGGTCGCGGGATGCAAACTTGGTCTGCAAGCGACCTAACTTCGCGTTAACTTCTTTTGGTGTTAGCAATGGGAATCCTTACTTAGTGTTCTTGTATAATCCTGGGTACTTCTTATCAATGCCTTTTTTAGCGCCTGCTTCAGCCTTCTTAACACCTTTAGGTGATACTTGGCGCTGGTATTCTTTAACAGCAGCAGGGCCAGTTAACTTAGGCTTAGGTGTAGTTTTAGGCTTAGGCTTTGCGGGTGTAGCTTTCTTCATAGCTGCCATTGTTATCTCCTTAGATGAACTGCTTGTTTTGATCTAGTAGTAGTTGATCTAGGTTGACCACTACGCGCTTAGATTTTTCTGAACGTGATAGAAAAGGATTTCTTAAATGATGGGTTGTGTACATACCGTGATTGAGCATCTCACGTGCTCGGATCTCACAGAACCAAAGCGCCATTACTAAGTCAGTCTTACCCTTAGTAGTAGGCGTCCAAGTAATCAACTGCTCGATAAGAGCCTTGACGTTCTCGGTTTGATCCGAAGGTAAGTGGATCAAATTATCTCTGTGGTGCTTGTTATCAACTTGCTTAGTACCGAACAAGGTAGCCATAGAAGCTACGCCGAAACCTGAATCCCACTTATTAGATCCGGTGTGGTGTTCTTTTAATAGAACGCCGCGACTTGCTAAAAATTGACGGATGCCTTCATCTTGAGTTAAGAAAGCCTGAAAAGCGTTCTTCTCAATAATCCATTCGCTAGGACCGTAGAGTGAAGTCCAGTTAAGAATAATGTCGCGGATCTGCTGCGGGCTTGGCCGGCTAATCTTCAAAGCATCTACGATGTAGCGCTTACTGGTACTGCGGTCAATGGCATAACAGATAGCAGCGGTATCTCCAACAATGGCTGGGTCCATACCGCAAATAATTGTGAAGCCTTGTAAATCTTTCGGGTGTCCTGGGCTACCAGGTTCTAAACGACCAGACTTACGCATACCATCTATAGAGCCACGAACACATACTGGGTCAAAGGCTGCGTTTTCAGAAACGTCTTGTTGCTGGTAAACCAAAGCCCAGGTCGAAGCATCCATAGCTTGGCGTTCGTTGTAAAGGTTGCGACCATTCCATCTAGGGTAAAGACCGTCTTCGTTCTTATCGTTTTCTTCTTGACCATCAAATAGCGCATCGGATGCTGGCCAAAGGGTTTCCCATTTATCAGGATCTTCGTCCGGCGTCAAAAGCGCCGGCATTGCTAAATACTTCCAAGGGACTAAGCCACCTGGGTAGCGGTCTTCAGATCGTAGTTCGCGGTACAAGTCAACGGATGCAACGCGAGTTCCAATAATAATTAACTTACCAGTAGGGTTAAGACGGGATCGCACGTCTTGGGTTAACCACTTGATCTGTCGTTCAAACTCATTGGCGTTCTTCAGAGTTACAGCATCGTCAACAATAATCATATCGGCGCGCTTACCGTAGATCTGACCACCGATACCGACGGCCTCAATGTTTGGATCCTTTTCTGAGGATTCTCTGAGTTCGTCACCGAAGGTAATACGGGTTGCTTGCCACGAGGCAGACTTAGAGTTAAACCCTACGCCAGCAGCAAAGGCGGTCTGAAGTTCTTCATACATTGGATGGGTCAGACGTTGCTTAATGGCGTAGAGAAAGTCGGCAGCTAATTGCTGCGTTTGGGAAACTATCAGTACTCGAAAGTTAGGGTTGCGGCAAACCTGCCAAGTTACATAGTCAACCGTAATGGTCATTGACTTGGCGTGGTTCGGCGGGATATTTACTAGGATACGGTTGTTAGCCAGACCCTGTTCAAACTTCATAGCTGGGTGTAGCCAGCCAGGTTCTCTGCCTTCGATTACATCAACGATGTTCTGTTGGTGTGGAAAGGTACGAGAGTGTAGGAACTTCTGGCGGAACTCGGCAAAGGACATATCGTGAACATCGCCAGAGGCGAACTGCTTGTCCTTTAGTCCGAGCCTAGTACGGTCTACTTTATCCGCGAAGATCTTATCGGAGCGACGGTAATACTCATAGGTCTTCATAGACTTACCGGCTGATGAACAAGCCGCGTCTATGGTCATACCTTCTGCTACACAGCCAAGGATGATTCTCTTGGCAATGTCGGCACTGTTATCTGCCACGTAGTGCCTCCCAGCTGAGCGCCGTGAATGGCGCGAAATGTCATTTCTTTGATACTAGGCTGAGTATGCGATTTATACTAGGCGTAGTATAGATAGACCCCACCCCACTAAAAAGCGCCGCGGCGGGAGTAAAACTCCCGAGCGAGCCACAGCGAAGTGAGGGGTAAGTCAGTGCTCGGCCTAGGGGCCTCGCTAGAGGCCAACCTTTCGTCGCAAAGCTAATTAACCCCGCTTTGCTCCTCTACTATATATAAGGCAGTAAAAATAGTGCGTTTACCGCATCTGGTACTGTGTTTCGCGTCACACTATTATTACAGCCCATAACCGCAGGTCAGAGCTTTACCGGCCATTTCACTTTATCAAATATATTTTGTTGGGGAGTATATA